CCTGAGGAGGCAAGAGCTTTAGTAAACCCAGAAGAATAAAAAAAAACGAAAGGAAAATAAATGGAAGATCAAGTAAATAAATTAAAAGAATATTATAAAATGGTTTTTGAATCTGATGATGGCAAAATTGTCATGACAGATTTAGAAAAGAGATGCCACTATAATGTTACCACCAACGTAAGAGGTGATAGCCATGAAAGTGCATATATGGAGGGACAACGCAGCGTTCTTCTATTTATTAAAAACATGCTGCTAAATGATAAACTAAAAGGAAAATAAAATGTCAGAAATACAGACAACTGAGGGAACTCAGCCTGTTGCTACTGCACAACCAACTACAACAGCAACAGCACAACCAATACTAAGCTCAACACAACAACCTCAAGAACCTACATCTGGTAAGACTTGGAAAGAAGCGATCTCTGAAGAATATAGATCTAATCCAAATATAGAAAAATTTACTGAATTAGATGCGTTAGCTAAAAGCTACATCAATGCAGTATCTATGATTGGTACAGATAAGATTCCTCTACCAGGAAAAACTGCAACAGATGAACAGTGGAATGAAGTATATAATAAATTAGGCAGACCAGAATCTGCTGATAAATATACTTTAGAATTTAAAACTGATGTTGCACCTGTTGATGAAAATGTCATCAAAGGATTTGCACAGAATGCTCACAAGCTAGGTTTAAATAATAAACAAGCTCAAGGTATTCTAGAGTTTTATAAATCAACACTAGAAGGATCTGCAAAAGAAATGTCAGTTAATATGGAATCTGCACAAGCATCCGCTGCTAATTCTTTAAGATCAGAGTGGGGTAAATCTTATGATGAGAATTTAAGAAGAGCTTCTAATGTTGCACAAACATATTTAGAACCAGAACTTCTAGATACGCAATTAAGAGATGGTAGTAGATTAGGAGATAATCCTAAAATTATTAAAGCATTTTCTAACATTGCTAATCTCTTATCTGAAGATCAAATTGTCGGAGCAGAATCTGATAATATACTTCAAGGTAGAGATGTAGAAAAAGAAATAGAAGAACTAACAACTGATAGGCAAGGTGCTTATTGGAACAAAATGCACCCTAATCACAACAAAGTAGTTAATCAGGTGCTAGCATTAAGAGAAATGTTATCTCAATAATCTTATTGCAATCAATTCAAAATTGATGTATTGCGATTTCTAGGGAGATTTTTAATTAAATCTTCTTAGAAATTGTAAGACAATTCTATTAGAACCTTACTTGCCTGTTGGAAAGACAACCGACTAACAGTCGTTAAATGCAAGATAGCCTACCTCGGTGGTGGGGAACTTTCTGAAATAAACTTAAACTTAACTTAACAAAAGGAAATGACAATATGTCAAATCAAATAACAACTGCTTTTGTACAGCAGTACAGTTCAAACGTACAAATGCTATCTCAACAAATGGGATCGTATTTAAGAGGAGCTGTGGATGTTGAGTCAGTAGTAGGAAAGAATGCATTCTTTGATCAAGTTGGTAAAACAACTGCTGTTCTAAGAACATCTAGACACTCTGATACTCCACAGGTAGATACACCGCACTCAAGAAGAAGAGTTTCTCTTGCTGATTATGAGTGGGCTGATCTAATAGACAATGCAGACAAAGTTAGATTATTAATTGATCCAACTTCTTCTTATGCAAAAGCTGCGGCTTCTGCAATGGGAAGAGCTATGGATGATGTGATAATCTCTGCTTTAGGTGGCACGAGTTTTACAGGTGAAACAGGATCTACTTCTGTTGTATTACCTGCAGCTCAAAAACCATTTAGTTCATCACAAGCTGATGGATTAACTATTGCAAAACTTTTATCTGCAAAAAAAATACTTGATTTAGCTGACGTTGATCCAAGCATACAAAGATACATCGTATGTGGACCAACTCAAATAAGTGATTTATTAGGAACAACTCAAGTTACATCTGCTGACTTCAATACAGTTAAAGCACTAGCACAGGGACAATTAGACTCTTTCCTAGGTTTTAAATTTATTGTGTCTAACAGATTAGTATTTGATGCAACAAACACAGACGACAGACTATGTTATGCATTCACAGCTGACGCTATTAAATTAGCAGTTGGTCAAGATGTTCTAGCAAGAATTGACGAGAGAGCTGACAAATCGTACAGCACTCAAGTTTATTACGCTATGAGCATTGGTGCAACTAGAATGGAAGAAGAAAAAGTTGTTCAAATAGCTTGCGACGAATAATAACTAACAAAAAAGGAAAACTATAATGGCTACATTATACTCAAACCAGAAAACAAAATGGTCGCAAAACGTACCTTCTGAAAAGATTGATACGAATGAACAAGCGGGAAAAATGAGAATTGCATTTGCTGATATTACATTAGCATCTGCAGCTATCGCTGACGTTGTTCAAATGGTTAATTTACCCAATGGTGCAAGAATCATTGATGGTTATTTAACTAACGCTGCCTTAGGTGCATCTACAACTTTATCAGTTGGATATGCTGCCTATAAAAATGCTGCAGGTACAGTAGTTGCTTTATCAACTGCTGGTTACTTAGCTGCAACAGCTACATCATCTGCTGCTAGAACAGACATCTTTGCTACACAAGCATTAGGTGCAAATTCAGTAGTTGATGCTAACGAAGATGGCTTACCTATATCTATAACTTTAGCAGGTGGTACTGCTTCAGGAGTAGTTCAGATTGCTATCAGATACGTAGTAGACTAATACTATTTTAAATAGTGGGGAGTAAAATCCCCACTGTTTATTATGAAGAAGACTGACAACGTAAAAACAATTTTACATTTACAAAATAAAGATTATATCTATCGCTATGTTCTAGTTGATAGATTTAAATATACATCAACTACACATTATGGTTTTGATAAAAATCTAGAATTAACAGAGGCAGAAATCTTTGCCAAAGTTAAACCTAGACAATTAAGACGCAAATATATTATAAAGAAAGATTAGTATGGCTTCAGTTGTTCAAATATGTAATGGTGCTTTAAATCAATTAGGTGCATCAACAATACTAACTCTAGCAGAAGACTCTAAGAACGCTAGGCTTTGCAATGCTAGATATGAAAACGTAAGAGATTCAGTATTTAGACATCACCCTTGGAACTGTTTATTAACAAGAATACAAATAGCTGCAGACACTGCTACACCTGCTTGGGGTTTTACATCACAGTTTACACTACCTGCAGATTGCTTAAGATTAATTAGACTTTTTGATTATGAATCAGATCACGTTGTAGAGGGTAGAAAAATATTAAGTAATAGTTCTACAATGAAAATATTATATATATCTAGAGTTACAGATCCTAATGAGTATGATGAATCTCTTAGAGAAGTATTAAGTTCAGCATTAGCTGCTGACATTGCTTATGCAGTTACATCTTCTAATCCTGTTGCTCAACAAATGTATCAGCTTTACCAAGAAAAATTAAAAGACGCTAGATTCGTAGATTCAACAGAAGGATATAACACAGACCAAGAATTAGGTATGGCATCTGTAGTAGATTCAAATACGTTTATTAACTCTAGGTTTTAAAAACCATGGCTAGAGTTGCTGTTCAATTAACAAACTTTACAGGCGGAGAATTATCACCACGTTTAGATGGTAGAAATGATTTAGCTAAATACGCATCTGGTTGCAAAACTTTACAGAACATGATTGTTTATCCTCATGGTTCTGCAGCTAGAAGACCAGGTACAAACTTTGTAGCTGAAGTTAAAACATCATCATCATTTACAAGATTAATTCCTTTTGAATTTTCAACAACACAAACTTACATATTAGAATTTGGTAATAATTATATTCGTTATTACAAAGATGATGGTGCAGTATTAGAAGCAAACAAAACTATAACAGGAATTACACAAGCTAATCCTGGTGTTGTTACATCAGCAGCTCATGGTTTCTCTAATGGAGATACTGTTGTTATATCTGGTGTTGTAGGAATGACACAAGTTAATGGTAAAAGATTTGTAGTTGCTAGTGTTGCAGCTAACACATTTGCTTTACAAGATATAGATGCTGTTAATGTTAATACAACTTCTTAC